TTTAAACATCAACACTACACTATCTTAACTCGTAGTGGTATTGAGAAAGTTCAGAGAGGTGCTAATATTAAAGTTCAATATGAAGTGATCAAATGTGAGCCAGATTTTTCTTGTGTCAAAGCTTTCGCAACCATGAATGATTCTTCTATAGAAACTTTTGGGTCTTGTAAGCGTGGTAAAGGTGGTGATGGAAACACCATATCTTGGTATGTAATGGAAATTGCTGAAAAGAGAGCAATGTCTAGAGCCGTACTTAAACTGGCGGGATTGTACGAAATGGGTCATATGGGTGAGGATGAGTCAGAAGACTTTAAAGCACCTACTAGGAGCCAACAAACGGCAATAGAAGTTGATAGGCTGATTAAAGAACTTAAAAGCAAGAATTGTAGTTTAGACAGAGCCAAACAAATCATGACTGACATGCAAGATCGAGAGGCTGAGAATCCTAATTCACCTTGGGTAGCAGTTATTAATGTAGCAATGAATGAGTTTGGTGATGAGTTTTACACCAGAGGGGATGAGTTGTTGACTGAAGATCAAGTGACTGATCTAGAAGAAAACTATACATCTAAACCAGATGATGATTTTTAAGAATTGATTGGGGCTGACTTTCCAATGTCAATCGGTTACTTACCATCCCTCGTTAAAGCATTACCTCCTTATGCTTTTTGGTATTTAGTCGTTAGGTTAAGAATAAGTCTGGTGCTTGGGTCTACCATAAGTGACCCTTTAATTAACTAAGGAAACGACATGAGTGAAAATTATGACAACACTAACAAGGGTGCTATTTGGAAAAATGATAATAGCAATCCCAATGCACCTCAATACAAGGGTCAATTAAATGTAGAGGGTGAAGACTTTCAGATCTCTGCATGGAGAAACAAAACTGACAACACTAGGGCGCCTGTATTGAGATTTCAAATACAACGACCATCAAGTATGCCTAACATACCTAAACCAAGTGAACAAAGCCAGAGTCCACTAGGTGATGTTGGCGATGATGATGTGCCGTTTTAATGTTAACCATTGATCCAAAAACCCCCATCATATTAATTGATGGGGTTGAGTACATCCAGAATCCATTGCGACAATGGGAATACAAGCTTGTACAGTTGTTTACATTGGACGATGGTAGTAAGGTAACGGCAAGAATGGTATCTGAACACATTGAATGTACTAATAGTTGTGCCAGAGCAAGGCTTAAAAAATATACGGATCCGAAAAAAATCTATCGGGAACCCAGAGATCGAAAACCTCTTGAGCCTAGATTTAAAGTGCCTAAAGAGATGATCGATAGTCACGAATGGTACACAGACCCTTTAACTAAATTAATGCTTAAATAGGAGAATATTATGGAAGTAATATGCCCACATTGTAATAAACCATATCAAGTGGACAAAAAAACTAAACCACCAACTGATGAGGAGTTGATTGAGTTTGATATATTCAGAGATAACTACAAAGGTAAGAAGCGTGGTTTGATGACAGAGATGGCAAACTTTACCAAAAAGCATCATGATTGGAGAGATGTCTTAAAAATATTAAATAGGTTGTACTTGGATTGGGGTGATCAAAAATTTATACCTCATTTCCAGACATTTATTAATCAAAGGCAATGGGAAATGTTTGACATCAAAAAAAAGAAACCAAGCCCTTATGGAACAGAATTTGATTGGAGGAAAAATTATGAATAAGTTTGAAATAAAAAAAGTAAATAGATATACAAGAGCAAGTCATGATGGAAAGCGTATTGTTTGTACATGTAATGCCCCAATACGAGTTTTTCATTTTTCTTGGAGTGCTATTCAATGTGTTGATTGTGGCAAAGATATAAAAAAAGAAGATTGGACAATAGGTCTTACAGACAAGCAAAAATATAAATGGGTCTGGGAAGGTCGTAAAGGACATAAAACTTTAGTCAAAAGAATTAACACAAGTCTTGTTGATGTATTAGACATTGACATTAATACAAGTGATTATCCAGATTTCTGCGACAGTTTTATAATTGAAGCAGTTTGGCATGATGGTACAGATCTTACTGATGAAGAATACGAAGAATTAAATGATGATGGTGAGTATCTATATGCCCAAATAGAAAACCATTTATATTAGGAGATATTATGTCAATACAATATTTTGGAACTAAAATGCAAATGCATCAACAAAGGGTTGAATACATGAAAGAACAAACAATAAAACCTAAAGGAGTTACTATGAGATATATAAAAAGATTTTTAATTTATCTATCGTTTTTATCAGCAATAGTATCAGCTAGTTGTTTGATCTATATAGTGCAATGGCTTGAGGCTTTACGCAAAGGATGGCTTGTTTAGGTCATTTTCAATAAAAATGGACTCGAAATATTCCATTCTAGCAACTTTAATGGGTATAGCCAGACCTCGCTATACCCTAAAATGAGGAAAATCATGCAATACAATTCATTAGACTCAGAGAGAGCAGTCGTAGGTGGCCTACTATTAGAGCCTTGTGTTCACAGGGTGGCAGCTACTAGATTAACGGAAGAAGATTTTAGCGATGAAAAGCTAGGTTACACTTTTAGATGCATCAATAACATGTATCGAGATGACATACCAATAGATGTTGTTACAGTCAGAGATTTTATAAGTAATGATCATCAACCTAAGAGTAGGCCCTGGATGGTTGATTTTCAATTTTTAGCATTGTTGTTAGAAAACTCTACAGGTGTTAATAATATTGAAAGTTATGCTAAACATATTAGAGAGTGTCGTATTAATAATGCAATAGAAGCTCTAAAAAAAGATATTAAATACGAGAACTATCAAGACACAGTATCTCAAATACAAAATTACGAGTTAGAATTAGAAGACAAAGATGAGAGTCATGTTAAATCTATTGTAGGAAAAACTGTAGATTACATGCAAAGTCTAACTACAAATCAAGTAGGACTCTCTAGTGGTCTTAAATCATTAGATGCTTTATTGTCTGGCTTTCGTCCAGAAACACTTAATGTAATTGCAGGTCGGCCTAGTATGGGTAAATCTACTTTAGCTTTAAACATAGCGGATCATGTTTCTAAGTCTAATAATGTTTTGTTCTTTTCATTAGAGATGAGCCAAGTCCAACTAATGCTTAAATTAGCTTCATCACATTCTAATGTACACCTTTCAAAGATTACTAACCAGAATATGAATGATGTTGAATCTGAAAATTTTTATAAACAAATGAATAAGATTGGACACCAGAATATGACTATTGTTGATAAGTTTGGTATGTCAATATACGACATCACATCTAGAGCAAGACAAATAGACAGTCAAAACAAGTTAGATATGATAGTGATTGATTATCTACAAATCATTAAATATGATAAACAGAGAGAAGTTTCTGAGTTGGGTAGTATCAGTAGAGAGTTAAAGTATTTGTCTAAAGAACTACAATTACCTGTAATATTGCTTTCACAATTAAATAGAAGTGTTGAGCAAAGACCAGATAAAAGACCGTTTATGAGTGATCTAAGATCTTCTGGTGAGATTGAGCAAGATGCTGATACAATTATGATGGTTTATAGAGATGATTATTATAATCCAGAGGATACAGAGGACAGGGGTTTAGCTGAGTTAATAATATCTAAAAACAGAATGGGTCAAATAGGTTTTGTTAAGACTCAATTCTTAGGTCAATATTCTAAATTTCAAGATGAGGAGTTAAATATATATGACAAGTAAAATTAAACATGTGACACAAGAAAGATTAAAAGAATTATTTACATTGACTAGTGAAGGTTTATTTTGGAAAACAAATAGGCCAGGGGTGGTTGTTGGAACAGGTGCTAGTCTTCATAAATCTTCTGGATATAAGGTTATTAAAGTAGATTATCGTCAATACAGAGAACATAGATTAATATGGCTTTTTGTGTATGGGAGCCTACCTAAGACATTAGATCATATAGATGGAAACAAATTAAATAATCGTATTCAAAACCTTAGAGAGGCTACTCAATCACAAAATTGTCATAACACAAGATTATCTTCCCGAAGCACATCTGGAGTTAAAGGTGTGACTTGGCATAAGCCAACAAAACAATGGCGAGGTAGAGTTAAATTACATAGGAAAGAATATAGTGCAGGTTATTTTAATGATCTGGAAAAAGCTCAAATAGCTGTATGTAAACTGAGAGAAAAATTACATGGGGAGTTTACAAATAATGGATAAGAATTCGATGAAATCTAGTTTAAAAATTATATCTATATTGTTTATAATTGGGTTATTGACTGCCTGTAATACGACATCAGAACAATTACAATGTCATCCTATAGAGGTCAATGAATGTACTGGTTGGTTAGGTGACAAACCTATATACATCGAGCAGTAGTAAGAAATTAGGGTATTCAATAATGCATTCTTTTAGCATTACATTTAGTAGCTTCCAACTGAAGAGTACCCTAACTTGTTATAACTAGGGGAGAGAAGTATGGAAAAGGTAATGGAAGTTGTAAACACAATCTTGAAAAACAGATCTTTGACAGTTTTTTTAGGAATTTGTGTGGTCGCTTTGTTCTTTGGATGGGTCGGTGGCTAATACAGTACACGACAATATCAAAAACCCCTCACACTATACCCAAGGTAAGATAGAGGCTAAGACATTTATTGTTGACCAAGATATGACTTGGGCAATAGGTAATTCAGTCAAGTATCTTGTTAGGTATAGATGGAAACATAAAGGTGAGGGGCGAATCCATGATCTCCGAAAAGCAATAGAGAACATCGAGATTGAGATCGACAAACTGTTGGCTCAAGATGAATTAAACAGTAATGCCAAGGTATAGTACAAAAGCTAAACGATATCAAATATTAGATGAAATAACTGATAATACAAAAGATGCTTTAGAACTAGCAAGAGAAGAGGACACACCCAGGGATGTTGAAATAAGAATATTACTGGCTTTAGTTGTAAGAGATCTAGATGTCCTAAGAGGCGAAGAGTATGGGGAAACAATATAAGAGGATTGCTTTAAAGTTTAACTTAAATCCAGTTCCTGCCGCCAGACCAAGAGTTTCCAGATGGTCTACATACTACCCAAAGAAGTACACTCAATTTAAAAA